GCAATAGAACTCCAATAAATTGCAGCATTGTCTAATTGTAAAATCTGATTGTCATACCAATCCTTAACGTATCTTGCAGTTGCTGATCCAGATTGAGTTCCACTGTTGTTAACAAAAGCGACAGAGTTCCCTGCTAAAATTGATTTTGACTGATTTTTTGGCGCATATGTAATTTTTGTTTCAGTGGAAGCAACTGAGACAGGAGTTTCAAATTTAACGGCAGTGTTTGTTGTAACCGTAACTCCAATACCGGCAGAAAGAGTTACTGATGTTGCACCAACACTAGTAATCGTTGCATAAGTAGAAACGCCTGTAATTGAGAATACATCAGATGCGGTAACTCCTTGAGTTGAGTTCACATAGATGACAGTGCTACCAGATGTTATAATTCCGCTAGTATTTGTGTTTAATTTTGAATTATATGCGGTGTATGCATTTGAAACTCTTGATACAATCTTTACATCTATTTCACTGTTTCCGTTTGTTGCATCTGTTCTAATTCCCGTAATGACACCTTTCAAATATCCATTAAATGCAGTTGTACCTCCAATTCCCGGAATTACTTGATTGGTAAGAGCAACTGTTACTCCATATCCAACAGTTGCTCCAACTCCCACTAGACTTGTGGTGTTAATACCAATAATTTGGTCTGCTTTATCATCAATTACACAAACTTTAAGATTATTTGCCCAAGCACCTGGATTTTTTGCTGCAAAAATATAATTAGCAATATCATCTGCAAAGTTTGCTTCATAATCATCATAATTTTTAATCTTCAAATATGGTTCACCTACAACCGATGTGCCAGAAGCACCGCGAATAGCATTTGCATTAACTAAATTTGCGCCATCAGTTCTTACTACTTTAAGAACTCCACCATATGAAAGATATGAAGATGCACTCATCCAATATTCATATTGGGCATCTTTTGAAAGTGGTTTCCCAAAAACTTTAATAAGTTCGTTTTCTGTGGTGATATCAATAGGTTCATCAACTGGACCAACTGCAAAAGGTGCAGCAATTGCTCCAATGTTATCTAAAACATTATCAGCTCTCCCTACAGTTAAATCAACCTCTCTGACGAGTACGCCTGGAGATAATTGAGGAGTCGCCATGTTTTTCTCCGTAATCTCAGTTAACTAAAAATTATTTATTAAAATATTACTTTACGGGGAAGGAAACAAGACGTGAATATCTACCAATCAGGATAATCTAAAATATCAGAACAAATATTTTTTTTCTTTTTTTGCTTAATTCTTTTTATAGTACAGTCTTTGCATTCATATGAATATGAAGAAATAACAGGTCCTCTATCTTTACGAGTTCTATAAAATCCATCTATTAAATTTTTTTCTTCTCCGCATACTCTACAGACTCTATCAGACAAGTAATAGATGACCAAGTTTTATTTGCTTATCTAGTTCCATTATCTATATTCCCACATGTATGCCATATCTCCATATTCATCAGTAAACCAACGATCACCACTATTATCAACAAAACTTGATTCATCTATACCATCAACAATAAATCCAAATGGTGCCATGTCTTGTTCTATTTGGTTCTTTTGTTCCTCATAAATTCTTTTTCTTACATCTTGATCAGTTAATTCTTTAAAATAATCTTGAGCAACTAACCATGCATATATTACTAAGCACATTGCTAAGATCATCATTACATCCTTCTTCTGCTTCAAATGAATTGTGTTTTTGAATAAATGTCGTTAATTCGGAAATAATTTCATAATCATTAATAAGTAATTTACTTTCTTCGATCATAGTTTTGAGATTAAGGCATCCAACTTTTTTAACAGTTTTGGACATCTTAACTCCCAACTGAGTTTTTTTTCCACTAAATCCTTGACCTACAATTTGACCTGCTCTTCCTCTCATAGAGCACATTAAAAGATTGCTATACTCCAAATCATATTGAAGAATACTTGCTACTTGATCTCCCACATCATTAACTTCGCATAAAATATATCCTTTATTATAAGCACTTGCAGTTTCGTGAATTATAGTTGGAAACAGCATAGGTTTAATTTCATTATTTCTGTACTTTGCAACAACTTTATGTGGAAATTGTGTAATATCAACTACAGTAAATGCAGAATAATCGTTCCCTACTCCCCTAGCAACGTCTACCGTAATCAAATAGTCATGATTATCTATAGGGTCCTCATGAACATCTAAACCAGCACTGCGGGTCTTAGGATGGTCATAGACAAGGGTTCTAAGTTTTGATGGTGCAATCAAAGTATCAACAGATCCTAAAAATTCACATTCAAACTCTACTTTAAATTGAGATTCGCTAGTGTTTGCAATTGTTTGCTTTTTCCATTCTTCATCTCTACCGGGAACCTCACTCCAATGAACATCAGTGAATACGTATTCATTTTTACCTTTTTCCGCATCATGCCACATTCGATAGAAATGATTCATACCGTGTGGGGTGGAAACGATTATAACTTTGGTTTGTTTACCTGAAGTAATCGTAGGATAAACGGATGCAAAGAATGAATCAGCGATGTGATTTGGAACGAACGCAAATTCGTCCAAAAATAAAATATTGAATGACATACCACGAACTGCAGAAGCAGAAGTAGAAGCAGCCAAGATTTTACTTCCATTCTCCAATTCCAAAGAACCTTTGTTCCAAGATACAATTCCTTGCTGCATCCACTTTGGTAGATTTTCATATGCGGTTTGCAACCTATCTAAAAGTTCCCTTGCCGTTGCTGCTTTGTTTGCCAGAATACCGATATTTACGTTATCATTAAATACTGCATAGTGTAAAAGAAATGCAACAACAGTAGTTGATTTTCCAGTTTGACGAGGCATCTTACAGATATTAAATCTGTGTTTGTGGAAATTATTGATTAATTTTTCTTGAAAATGATATGGTTTAAAATGCTGAAGTCCATGATCCAAAGTCACAATTTTAACATAATTTTTTGCAAAATAAACTGGATCATTCATGCACTTTGCAATCTCAAGAACCTGCTCTTCAGTAAATTCGTGAGTTGTATTTGCCTTTTTTAATAAAGGATTGCCGAGATAAACATCATTATTTGCCATAATAAAACCTCAATTATTATTTACAATTCCAACGACGAAGTGCCTTATTAATTCTAGAATCTGGATCTCTTGCAGTTTCTGCTGAAGTTAATTTAGATTTCATACCTTTCATACGCCGACAAAATGAAGCACGACGCTTTGCTCTTTTGCCCTTTGGTTTTTTTTCAGTTACTGCAGTTTTAAGTTTAGATCCTGGATTTTCTCTGCGATATGCGTCAACTGCTTTTTGACTTAATCCATCGGTTTTATCTTGACGATTAATTTTCTGCCAGTCTTCATCAACCTCAACCTCTTCTCCCATTGTTTTTACATAATTTTTTGATGGTCCGTGTTTTGCAGAACTTCCTCCTTGCGGACCACACATTTGAATTAGTGGTTGTCCTGGTTGAATTTCTGATACTGAATGATAAACAACCACAGAACCTGGATAAACCTTTTGAATTTCGTCGTTTATCTCTTTGCGAGATGGTATTTTAACTTGAGGAAAAAACATTTTTAGAGAATAGTATTTTCCTCTCCAAGAAAGAGTAATACCAATTACATTACCTGTTTGTGCTTGAAGTCTTGTTGCTTCATCTACTTGAGATTTAAATCCTTTGATTGGTTCTGGTTTGATTAAATCAACTACCTCTGCGAAAGTGTTTCCATCAGCATCTTCAATCGTTACATTTTCTGCCTTTACGCAAGAACCTTTTTCAAATTCTGATGTTCCTTTTTTTCTTTTATAACCAGTCCAGCACTTTTCAACTACAATTTCCCCTATAATTCTATTAACTAAACTTTCTTCTTTAATTTTTGGTAATTCTGCAGTTGCTCCCAACTTTTTAGAGGCAACTTCTTTCTCTCCGCCTGTTCCTTTAGACGCTAGAGTTCTAATTTTTTCCCTTTTTCTTGCAACTTTATGTGCAAGTGAATCTATTTCAAATCCAATAGATTCATCCATTTCTCCACTTGCAATATAATCTGCTGCAGTATCAATATAATCTGCTGCTTTGGTGATTTTTGATTGAACCCATGCTTCTAAAGCACCTTCACCTTTACCAACTTTTGCTTTGAGTCTTTTTACCGCATCTTCAATAGTTTTCAGTTCTGATCTTGCCATTTAATATTCTTCATCTTTTACTGAAACTTTATCCCATGCCTTTTCCCCATAAGAACACTCAGATCTTGTTTCTCTTTTATTGCATAAAGGACAGTATCTTTTTTCTTCGTGCATTGTTTCTTCCGATTTAGTTCCCCAGTTGTCAGCACCAACTCTGCGGCATTTGACAAGTGCTCCTGAAGCGTATGCACTTGGCCAAACATCATATCTGGACTTTACTTTATGATAACAAGCATCTTTTTTACCTTCTTTTTTCTTTTCTTGTAAATCCATTTCTTCAGTTCTTAC